TTATTAAATATAATAGATTAGAAATTGTAGGATCAGATATTGTAGGCGATTGTTATGTTGTTAAGGTAAAAAAAGCTGATAGTTTTTTATAAGCTATAAGCAGAAAGAATAGGGAAGATATGAGAGATATTACAGAATATATTGATGATTATGTAGAAGATAATTATGGTCATACTAATTGGGGATATACAAGTTCATATTCACACTTTGAATTAAATTCATATAAAGATTATGACTTAGAACTTAATAACACGATTGTTATTTGGTATGACTCATTAGAAGAAGAATAGAAAGAATAGGGAAGAATAATGGCTTGGGAATTAATTGAGGGAATGTCTGATATTTTAGACTGTAGATTATGTGAAGAAGAATATGAAAAATTATCTATGACTAATGGTATATGTAGTATGTGTATGCAATTACATAGTAAAGAAGAAATACTAGGAATGTTGGAGTAATAATGGCAGAAGATAGGAATAAAGTTATTGAACAACTTATGGAAAAAGAACTGGAAAGGTTAAGTAATAGTAAACAAATAGAGGAGAAATAATGAAAAGTAATTGGGAGATGTTAGCTAAAGCCGTACTTGATGAGGAAGAATACCTTAACAAACAAGTACAAGCATTTAGAAAGACACGAATTGCAACTATAAAGATGATGAAGAACGAGTTATCTATTCAACAGATAGCTAAGTTACTTAAAATATCAAGACAAAGAGTATATAAAATAATAGAGAAAGGCGAATAATGGCGAAGTTTAATTTAGAAAACTACGAAACAGTAGAAGATAGACTTAAATTTTTTTGGAAAGATAATCCAAATGGTCGTATCTTTACCGAAGTTGTACACGAAACTGATGATGGTAGTTGTGTAACCATCAGAGCTTTTGTATATAAAGATGAAAGCGACATAAATCCTGTAGCTACAGGTATTGCACAAGAAACTAAAGGTCAAGGTGGATTTGCTAATACTGATGCGTGGGTAGAGAACTGCGAAACATCTGCAATCGGTAGAGCTTTAGCTAATTGGAAGTATCAGGGCAGTAACAAAGCAAGACCTAGCCGTGAGGAAATGTCTAAGGTTGGTAACCAAGAGGACAAAGTTCAAGTTACAAAAGTAAGAACACCTAGAACTACCAAAGAACAACAACAAGCTATGGAAAAAGTTGTTAATGAAATGGTAGCCGAGCCAAAACAAAAGAACGTAGCTAGTCAGCTTAAAACTATTATGCAAACTCTAGTTGATGATGAGAAAAAACTTGTAGAATATCAAAGAGAAGCCTACGTTAAATGTGTAAGCGAACATAACTTACCTGAAGAAGTTGAAAGTTGGACTAAAGAACATATGGACAAGTTCTTAGATGAGTTTGAAAAGCAAATACCAAATGGAACAGTAGAAAATGTCGCAGATATTTTCGGTGATGTAGAAGTTAAAGGGGGTGAAAATATGGGAGATGAGTGGAAGAGCAATCCTGCAACTGAAAACCAACTAAAATGGTGTAAAGATATAGTTGCTAAAGCTACTGATAAAAACATTGATGGACTTAGTGAACTTAAAGAACTATGGAACAATGGAGATATTAACGGAGAAACTGCTAGTAACATTATTTCTAATTGGAATGATAAGGTTAAATAATGTCAGAGCTAGAACAAGTTAATTACAATGTGCAGAAGTTGGTTAAAAGATTACAGAAAAGATTTCCTGATTATGACTTTAGCCAACCTGCACCTCTTGATAGAAGATGTAAGAAAAGTATTACAGGTAAGTGTTTAAAAGTTAAACATCTTACCTACGCTACTGATTATGATGGTAATGATTTTTGTATAGAGCAGATTAAATTAGCTGATGAAAATAATCCGTATGCACATACAGTTATTACCTGTAATGCAATAATAAGAACTAAAGAAGAAAAAGAATTAGCAAAGAAAGGAAACTTCTAATGCCTAATATATTTGATGAGCCTAAGTCTATCAAGACTTGGGCAATTAAATTAGCCAACGCTTGTGGTGGACAAAAAGTAGAGAAGTCTTTAGTGTTTACTAAGTTAAACGTACAAAGAATTGGAGAACTACTAGATGAATTTGTTAATGACCACAACGAAAACACAATGAAGATTGCAGAACAACTTACGAAAGAAGAGGAAGAATGAGTTTATTTGATGGAGATGTTGTGCAGATATGCAGAATAGGAGATACTTATAAATGTTGTTGTGTGATGTTTAACGATAGAAATAAATGTTGTTATGAGGAAACTTGTGATGAATATAGTAAGGAAAAAAAGTGAGTAGTCCTGATGGTAAAGACTATCCTAGATGTAAAATCTGTAAGGAAGTTCCTGAAATTAAATTAGATACTGAAGATACTTGTTACAACTGTAACAGAGGTTTTATCTAATTAAAGTATCTTTAAATTATCCCAACCTTTATTGTTAACTGTGAAAGAGAGGACACCTGGATATGACCAAAGTCCTGTCCTCTCTGTAAAATCAATACTCTTATCCAAACTAGGTGCTTGAAACCAAGTACGATTACCTTGTTGTTTACTTCTTAAATGATGATAATGTCCTGTTATTAAAATCTCTGCTAATCCACTAGGTAAGTGTCCAAACATCTGACCTTTCCACCAATTTTCTATCTTAGCTTCAGGATTATTACCTGAACCTGCCATATGTCCGTGTGTCCAAGCACAAGTCTTACCTTTTATTGTAAGAACTTGATGAAATCCATCAGGAATTTCTACAGATACAGACTTATAACGTTCAGGATTAGCGTTCATTATCTCTTGGCAAATTTGTAAGTGCATTGTATCGCTGTTATCTAATCTATTTGTAAGTACCTGACCTTTAGAACTTCTTGACATCTCTCCGTGATTTCCAGGAACACCTGCAAGTGTAAGTTTATCTGCTAACGAAAGGAAGGTATCAACAGTTTTCATAATCATAGACCTAGCTAAAGCATATTGTTCAATGAGAGAGAGCGAAACATTGAAAGGCATTGAATCGTAAAAAAATTGAGAACAGTTTTCTGTAAGGTCACCAAGTCCTATCATATATATCTCATCAATATCTACGCCTAGCTTACGTAAGTCTTTAATTCTATTTACTGCATCTTGTAAAGCAATATCATAACGCTTGATTGTATTTTCTACGCCAAAATCTTTCTTACCTAGTTGCCAGTCTGCCATAAAGAATAAGAAAGCAGTATCTCCACCTAAAGTATTCTTCTTTACAGGTGGTTTTTTTTGTGCTTGTTTAAATAATTCTTTAAAATATTTGTCTTGACCTGGATTTTTCTTACGAACTACGCCTTTAAATGCGTAAAATGTTTCAGTTGTGCCACCTTTTAGCTGAACATTCCAACTTGATGCACGAACAGACCCTTCAATGTAATATAATTTAGGGTCAAATCCCCATTCTTGCAGTATAGAATCAAACTTATTTCTGTAATTAGGGTCAGTACCAACGTGAGTTATTTCTCCAACGCCTGTTTGTTCGTTAACTTCTAGTCCAGGTTGCCATCCTGATTTATAAAAGTTATTTCCCCACTCTTCAGGTATAAGTTTCTTTTTTGTGATACATATCTCCTGTCAATATAAGTCTACAGGATATGAATTGTAATGTGCTTATTTAGAAACTTTTTTTGTTGGAACAGTTAGTTTCTTTTTAGCAAACTCTTTAACTACAACCATAGCTGCAGATGCACCTGACATAGCAGCTAACTGCCATAGTTCAGCATTAACATCTACTAATGGTCCTACTGTAAGCACTCCTAAAAATGCTTGAACAAAAGTCCAAAGAGTTTTTTCTATCACTGCTTTATATTCTTCGGTCATTGTATTATTCTTCCTAACTTTAGTTTGTTCTCTATGTTCTCTAGTTTAGCAATAATTGTATCTAATTTCTTTTGAATAAATTGTGGATGCATCATCTCAGGTGGACTTTCATTACTAATTGTGCTAGTAACAAAACCCTCTACAATGTGTTGTCGCCAAGCATCTCCAGGACAATCAGTTTGTTTAAATGATGAGTGAGGTTTTAGTTCTCCACCGACTTGTTCGTAGAGCCACTTAACAGATTCAACAGCTTTATCTGAAGGTTTGTCGGTAGGTTTTGAGCCACCAAGCCAACACACAGCAACATAATGCTTGTTATTGTAATTAATCTCTTGCCTACTGTTACCACCTTGTGCTGCACTTCTGTTTCCAAATCCTCTTCCTTCATAAATCTG